CCAAGACCTCACCGGATGGGCGGCGGTGCCTGTGGAGCATAATGCTCAAATGAACGAAGCCGCAGTCAAGGCCCTTGAAGAAAGCATCTGCGATGACATCAGTGTGCATCTGATTTGGGTAAATTCAGCAGGCGAAAAAGTGCATCTCGTCTCATGTTTGGGGCGAACTCACCGCGCCATGCTCAACGCCAGCCCGGCGCTGCCGGGAGGTGGGGAATGAAAATAACAATTGATGCTGAAAATCTAGATATGGCTATCTCTGGCCTATTGACGCTCAAACGAGAACTAACAGATAGCAAAGAATATTCTCTTGGAAATTCGCATAGAATTAACCGGATGTACCCTGTCACCTGGGAAGACAAGGGGTTCATGCTGCGGATTACCAAAAGTGGTTATACGGTCAGGGAACTGGTTAGAGTCCAAGGAACCCAGTGGGGTTATAGAGTGAACTTACGCAATCATCACGGAGGCAATTAATCACAATGTATAAACCCGGCACACAACTGATCATGGACAAGCTCTGGGCCGCTGCGGCTGCGCATGAGCTGGGGTTTGAGGTAGAAACTATTCATCCCTGTTCATCAACAGGATGGCAATCAAAGTTTTTGTCTGATAAACGATATACCTTGTGGCGCATCACCGTCACCGAATCCGGGCCAAATGCTGCAAAGCGGTTTTTGCCGCAGGTAGATGACGTTTTGCGTGGCTTTTCAATGCCGGATAAGTATGCGGTCATGATTAGTGAGGATTTTATGTCCGGATGGCTGCGCAAATTTTCCGCTGTGAAAATCATCGAACGCAACGGCACCCCATTTCCGCAGTTTAGCGAGGTGATTGAACCATGATGTGGATGGCGTTCTGTAGCACACTGACCGGGTTCATTCTCGGTGTGGTTGTGTCGCTTTTTATAAAAGTCAGGAGATTAAAATGAACGAAGAAATCATGCGCAAACTCGAAGCCATGCAGGTGATCAACCGGCAGCTTCACGAAAAACTGGAACAGGCAAAAATTGCCGCCGCTTTTTACAGGGATCAGATCAATGCTGAAAGCAATGAGAATAGCACTTCCAGTCAGTCTGACGATGTGGTGCATCATAGCATTGTGCGTACGGTGGATTTTGACGGTGATGTGAGCAAGCTGCGCGCACCATTGTCCATGCTGCGGGTGTATGACGGAATTCAGATTCTGGCCGTGGAAGATCGACGGTCTGAGATCATTGTCAAGTTGCTTGGCTATTTGCGCAACGGCAGGATTCCGGGTGCGGTGTTTTCCACTCGCCGCAACAGCCACGGTGTGATCGTGTGGAGGATTGACTGATGCAAAGCATCCTTGAAGAAGCCGCCGGAATCGTCACTGGTTCTCGCCAGCAGGATTACAGACACGCCCGCGAATCATTCGCCAAGATTGCCACGATTGCCACGGTGCTGACCGGGAAAGACCTAACGCCACAGGATTGCTGCAAGGTTTTGATGGCGGTCAAGCTGACCCGCGAATCGTTTCAGCACAAACGGGACAATTTGGTTGATTTGTGCGGGTATGCGCACCTGTTACAGGAGCTTGAACAATGAGGAAGCAATACATCACGGTTCAGGAATTTGAGCATTACAATCAGATTACGACGACGCTTGAGCAATCACAGCCAGCCAGCGTTCGACTGATCCATTTCACTACCACCATCCGGCCAGACAACAGCGCCGTGTTGGTTATGCTTTGGGAGAGCTTGCAATGAGCAATCATTGGGAATTATGGCAAGTTGTCGCATGGGGATGCGCATCTCTTATGATTCCCTCTGCGATTGTTTGTTACCTTGAGCGCCACGAATTCAAAAGATAGGAGAAAAAAATGCGTGATCTTGCACGAATCGAAAAATGGGCACACGAACGGAACATCATCGAGGGTTCCACCCGGCAGGCGCAGCTTTGCAAGCTGATGGAGGAAGTCGGGGAACTGGCCACCGCTATCAACAAGCAACGTCCTGCTGATGTGGTGGATGCCATTGGTGATTGCGCCGTGGTGTTGACCATCCTTGCCGCTCAAAGCATGACAACGCTGGAGCATTGTATTGATCGGGCGTATCTGGAGATCCGAGACCGCAAAGGGCGCATGGTGGACGGTGTGTTCATCCGGGAGGAATGACATGGAACGCAAGGATTGCGTTGTGTGCGGGATGTCGTTCCCGATTACAAAATACAATCGTCTGACGTGCAGTGATCGGTGCAGCAAAAAGCATCATATGGAAGTGCGCAAAGCCAGTGATGCCGCCGCACGCCGCGCTTTACTGGAGCCGCCGCTTTACAGCAAAACGCAGCTTTTTGAGGCAAAGTTGCATATTCAGGTTTACGACACGCCAGACAAGGCCCGTGGGCGCGAATATGTGCTGATCAAGGCGCATCAGATCGTGGATTATTGGCGCAAGCGGGACGCTATGGAAGACTGTGTTTTGAAACTGCGGGAACGTGCCAAAACAAGCACATCAAAAACCTATTGGAGCAGAAAAAATGACCAGACCAAATAGTGAATTTCTCGACAGCATGATCGGGGTGAAGATCCCGGTGCTGGATCACGGTTTTATCATCGTGCGCGATTACATGGGTGTTGATCGGTCTATCGCCGATGCCGCCCGTGTGTCCTACGGTGACGGCACCCGCACCGTGAATGATGATAATAACCTGATACGGTATCTGGTTGAGCATCAGCACTCAAGCCCGATGGAGATGTGCGAGATCAAGCTGCACATTAAACTGCCGCTGTTTGTGGCGAGGCAGTGGATACGGCACCGCACGGCAAACGTGAATGAAGAATCTGCACGCTACAGCCTAATGTGCCGGGAATTCTATGTTCCAAATGCCGCTGATATGGCGCAGCAATCCACCAACAACAAGCAAGGCCGTGGTGACGTCCTGACAGCCATTCAGGCGGCAAGGGCAGCGGACAAGATCGAGTCATTCTCGCGCATTGCTCGGTTCAATTATGAGTCACTTCTGAATGAGGAGGCACTCGCCCGCGAACTGGCCCGCATGAACATCACCCTGAATTACTACACGCAATGGGTATGGAAATGCGACCTGAGGAATTTGCTGCATTTCCTGAAGCTGCGAATGGATCCCCATGCTCAGTTGGAAATTCGGGAATACGCCGAGGAAATCTGGCGCATTGTGCAGGGATGGGTTCCATCTGCGGCTCAGGCGTTTGCTGAATATGAACTGTATGCAACCAAGTTTAGCGCCATGGAAACGGAACTGCTGAGAGAGATGATTCCAGCGCAATTGCCGCCGATGTTGGCGGCTCGACTGAATGAATTGAAGCCTCGACAACGGGCTGCGTTTCTGGCAAAACTAGGCTTGTAAGTACCACGCGTACTTCCAACGGTCCCGAAGCATGGGGTGAGAATGCCGTTGCACTGCGTTATGTGCCGTCTTGCCCCGCTGGCGTCAGAGCGGGGTTTTTTATTGCGCTGTAATGATGATTGTGGCATATTGATTAAATCATCAACCGTCGCAGGCTGGTGATGCTCTCGTTGGCGCGAGAACGCCTTCCCCGGCGGCGTTGTAGCCGGGGGCCAAAGATGGAGCGGCATTATGCCTTGCGGTAGCGGATACAAGAAAAAAGGCGGCGGCTGCAAAAAGAAGTAGGGTTTCCCCTACTCTTTGCACCAATTGTGCTTCTGATTGAATTGCCATTTCACCCCGTGGCCTGATTCAATCATATGAGTGGCGAAATCCACGCCATTTACTGACACCGCAGCCACAGTGCGGCCATATCGGTCTGTGCTGATCCGGTTTACCTCAATATTCACAGACGGGCGGATAAAGAAGCGCAAGGCGGCATCTTTGGCGGCAAGACCGAGATGCTTTTCCTTGGCGCAAGCTGGCCGGTATGATTCCGGTGCATCAAGATGCGCAATGCGGATGCGCTCGACGTAATCCTTATGGCAAAGGTCTATGGTGTCGCCATCAATCACCTTGACGGGCGCGGAGCAGGCAAGGACAGCAGCGAGAGCGATGGAAATCATTTGGGGTTCTCCGTGATGTTATTGCAATGCAGCATGACATCACGGAGATTGAACCGCAAATTAATTTTTTGTTTCAGGCAGAAAAATTGCGGCAAGGCTGGCAATGCCAACGCCGACATAAGTTACGGCCTCAACAATGCCAGCAGGCAGAGCCACGCCAAGGCCGACCAGCAGGGCGGCAATGCCGGAATAGGTGGAAGGTTCGCGGAAGCGTTTCAGAATGTAGCTCATACAATTTCCTTTTCAGTTGGCCAACGCCCATGCTCAAAGCAAAAGGCGTTGCGTTTGGCCCGATTGCCGACTTGTCTTGCGTACCGGCTATCGAGACATTCCTTGGCGGCATCCGCCCACCGCCCTTCCTTAAGTGCATCCAGCATCTTGCGAAAGCCGCCCAGACGATGCACGCCAAGGTTAAAGCACATATCGGCCAGCGCTTCCTGCCGGGTGTCTGACAGGCCGCGCCACCAAGGTTGGTGCCAGTCAAGATCAGCGGCGGCATTGCGGGCATCGTTCAACAGAACGTGTTCTGCGTGTTGGCGCGTCCACTTCAATCCTTCCTGCACACTCGGCCCGGTATGGCCGTAACCGATGGTTAACTTGCCAGCGGTGCAGCGGTATGGCGTAAGGCGCAAGCCTTCGTTCCGTTTCAAAATTTCGACAAGGTTTTGGATATTCATTGTCATTTTTTGATCCATTTTTCAGGGTCTTTTTGAAACACTTCTGCCAGTTTGTAAAAACCATGCAGGATAGGCATTGCCATATAACCTGCAAAAACAGCAGCGCCAAGTTTCTGTTTATCTGTCCAATCCATGCCATCCAAAAAAAGCACCGTCACAATGCCGAGAAAAATACTGCCCATCATTGTGACAGCCATTTTGCGAGCCGTCATTTCCTGAAGCGCCGTATGATTGACAAACGCCATGAATCCCGCAAATGCACATAGGGCAATCAGCGTCAACCAGTTCTCAATCGCCTCTTTGAAATGTTTCATCAACCATATTTCCTGACGTACCCATGGAACGCTACAAACACACGGCTGGCGCAGTAATGTATATAAGACCAGAGTAGGTTATCAAAAATACCGATCAGATTCCATCCCGCTTTGATATACCAGTCTGCCAACAGTACCAAAAGCATGAAACAGGCCACATTGGACAGCAACAGCATCCACGCTGATTCAGGGCATCGCCAGCGTCCTTCCCACTCTTTGAACGCCATTATCCCGGTATATATGGCCTTTAGAGCAATGCATGGGACGATGATATTCAGCGTCCAGATGCACAAGGCATAATTGCCGGACAAATACCCAATGAACGGCAGGACAAGCGCCAGACAATCAAGTGCGATGGTAAAGCGCACACCGGCGGGGGATTTTGAGTTGACCAGTATCATATCACGCCGGCAAATCGTCAGAGTGTGGCACTAACAATGATGCTTTTTTAACGCCGTCATTGACAACAATCAATTGATCACGCGATGCCGGATTGGATGGAAGGTTATCCGTTTTCGCCTTGATGGCCGCAATCCCGGCATTATCCGGTGCTGTATAGCTAGACGCTTGCAATGGCGTGCCAAGGGCATTAACCGACGCTTGTGTAGCAACCCCGGAAAGATCAGCGTTTTGAAGCGTCTGAACTTTCGTGTTTATTGTTCCAATCGTGGCATTATCCGGTGCGGTATAAGCCGCCGATGCGAGCCGCGTGTTCACTTGCGTATTTGACGCCGGATCAGCAGGCAAATTGTCTGTTTTTGCCTTGATAGCTGCAATTCCCGCATTGTCCGGTGCTGTGGCGTTTCGCGTGGAAACAGCAACATCAATGCGCCCTAGTTCTGTTGAAAGCTCAGATCGTACTGCCGTTGCGATTGTCGCGGCGCTTGGGTCACTGGATGCCGTGAGTGTACGGGTTGCATATTCCCACACCTGTTGCGCCGTCGCGCCTCCACCGGAGCCGCCTGCTGATGCAGCGTCAAGGGCTTCACCCGTGCTGCCGACGGCTTGATAACTGGCCAGCGTTGCGTTCCACACCGCTGCTGCAATGGCTGTTATGTCAGTTGGCAACACGCCCGATCCAACACTGACTTGTGTTGCGGCGGCTGAAAGGTTGACCGTAACCTGCGGCCCGCCGACGACATCTTCAACGGGATCACCGCTGATTCCACCCACGACGTTTCCTCCCCCGACAGTCGCTTGTGAGACGCTGCCAGCGGCCCATGAGAGCTGCCATAAATCAAGTTCGACAGTTAAAGCAGTGCTGACACCGGGGGAAAGCGTAACAAGCCCTGATACAGCGGCAAATTCAGGAAGCCTGATACCGTCCAGCGTAGTTTCCCCTTGCCGAACAATGTCAACGATCTCTTGCGCAAGGAAAGCGTCTCTTGCCCCCGTGGCGCGTATTTTTTTATTAACGTAATCAAGAGAATAATTTGCTGGCGTAGAAGCAGAATAACGGCTGTCTGCTATTTGATCCCCAAAAACAGACCAGCCGGTTGATCCAACGATTGCCGTTGCTTCAATAGGCTCATATCCAGCTTTGCGAATGCGAACACGCACACTATCGCCGACATCAAAACTGGCTGGCGGGGTGTATGACAGGCTCCACGATGTTCCGGCAATGTTTGTTGCGGCATAAATTTCAGTGGAAGTCGTGACATTGTAAACCTGGACTGAAGATCCGGTTTGAGTCCATTCAACGGATGCAGTGGATTGTATTATTGGCTGATCAAAGACCACCGTTGCGCCTGCGGTGTCATACGCTGGCGGCGTTTGGTCTGCGGCAATTTGTATGGTCACAGTTCCGCTGGTTGCCAAAACATTGAGGGGTTTGACGTAACCTGTAAATACCGTGTTGACAAGGTTTACTGTTCCTGTGCCATTAATCTCAATGGCATATGTTTCAGCGCCTTTGGTAAAATCGCTGCCGTTCACAATACATCCATTTTCAATCCGCATAGCGGCATTAGTGGAAATGGAAGATTTTATTTTACTGCCAGAGACGTTCGCCCCTTTTGCATCAATTTTACCGCAACCGATATAACTGCCGTTGCGCAAAACAAGTCCGCTTTTAAATGTAGGGTTCCAGCCTAAAAATGTCCCCGACATTCCGTAAGTTGCGCCGGTGTCGCTAGTGGAATCTATGATAAAGTTTTGAGGCGTGGCGGTTCCTTTAATTCCAGCGTCCAACATAATCGTATCGCTTACGCTGGCCTTCAGCCTGATCTCTTGCCGTCCCGTTGAAACGGCATATCCTGCAATCCCACCCACTCTAGGATATTCCAATGATTGGGCTTCATCATCTACATACGTTGTAACAATCCCATTGCCTAATTGATAAGGCATCGTGACAACTTGCTGTCCATTGCCTTGCGCAAATGCCAATCTGTAGCCCGCACCAGATTGAAGCATTTTAGCAAGTGTGCGTGCGGTGATGGGATTTGCGGATCCCCCGCCAGTCAATGTCAAGGGTGTTGTAAATGGCTGTATGCATTCCGATCTAAAGTGAATTGTTCTAGCAGTAGTGCTAGAAGCAATCTGCCGATAGGCAATACCGCGCTTGGTGATGTTTGCCAAATTTGGGGGAGTTGCGCTTTGATCAACCGACACTTCGTCAGGAAGATAGCGCACAAGCATAATGTAATTATTTGCCGTCAATCTGTTTACAGGTTGATATACAGCCCAATTTCCTAAATTGTCCTCAAAGTAATGATACGCACCGGATATATCATTGGTTGAAAGAGTTGCTTGTTGAAAAAACAAACACCATAAGCCGGTTGTGTAATTTGCCGGGGCAGGTAAATCCCACCTGACTCCAGATACGCCAGTTGTTGCCGTTGGAGGAGTCAATGAAATGCGGCGGAACCAATCTAATGTGGGGGGGTTACTTGTGAGCAGCCCTTGAATAGATGAAATTGCAGTTGTGGCCGCTGCAAATGTTGGCTGGCCTGCAATCGTAGGACGAACTGCAGATAATTGCGTGAATCCACCTACGGGAAATGCGTTGTTTTCGTAAAAATCCGTAACCCTTGTCGGAGGATTTGTTACATTCACCGGCAAAACACCGCCAGTTTTATTTTTAATCGCAATCGTCCACAATTGAGCACGATTGCCTGCGGCAAAACCGTCAACATAATCATAAGTGGGTGTTGCGCCAGCAGTATAAGCTGCGCGGGAAGACGCGATAATTCTTAGGTTTGAAGATGCTAGCGTTTCATTGTCCGAAACCCTGGCAATATTAAAATCTACTCCCCAAAACCTATCTGGCGTTGGAAATGCAGCCACACTGCTGCCGTTTGCCGATACAGTTAAAAGCAAACAATTGTTCTGCGTTGTGGTTACACTCGGAATTGTCAAAACGCGAACAAGACTTGTTACATCTGTACGCGCCGTAACATCAATCCACGATTGATCAGCGACATCGGGAGCATCACGCACAACCCAAGCGGCAGCCGCCCAAGAGTTAACTGCGCCCCCACCGATTGTAGGGGCGGTAACAAGAGTTGTTCCATTGTACTTAAACCACCAAATTTGCGCGCGAAAAGTCGTGCTTATGCGCGGGGCATCAATTCCATCAAGACGGGTCCATGCTCCTGTTGCGGAGGTAATTGTGAATGGAGTTGCTAAGCCTGCGTTATTTATGGCCGCAACCATAATGTAATCGCCAGCTTTTACATCACTCGCAACAAACCAATCATCGAATGTGATGTTATCAACGGTTGCGCCATCGGTACGCGCTTGTTTTGTGATGTCCAGAACGTATGCCATTATGCGCCTCTTGTATCAATCAGGCCCGAAAGAACACCTGACGAAAACCCGGAATAAAATGCGTCGCTTCCCGCATCATAAGGAGCCGGAACTAGCCGGTAACGAAGTGTGCTATTTAGTGTATACAGATACACCTGCCCCGCCGCAATCGTAGCAACAAGGCTCGGCGGATTGTCCCATTGCGCAACAAGATATGTCCATGTGTTATCAAGAGATTGCTGGCCGGGGGCGGCAGTTAAATCAATTGTTACAGTGGGAGATATGACATTTGTGCCCAATTCTATGGGCGTTTCATCCGGCGGCTGTACGACCAGTGTTAATTGATCAGTAAAATCAATTTCAATATCAGCCATTTGTTATGGCCTCTTGAACATCTACATAAAAGTTAGAGCTGTTAACGATAACATTATCTGCGTTTCGCACAACCCGGATATCTGTTGTGTAGGTTCCGAGCGGCCACAATGCTGTCTGAGCGGCTGTTGCGCCTATCGTCACAAAACTAACGCCATTTGTGACGGTTAAAGGAATAACATCCCCGCTGGATGCACGCAAAGAGCAAGAAAAGGTATAATTTGCGATAGGCAAATACGTCTCGCCGCTCTTGATCTTAATTTCAAGAGCAAGCGTGTTTGACCTTTTCAAGACAATGCGTTGCGTTAGCGGGCACATCTATTGAATGGCCTCAATCAGCTTCTCGATGCTACGCACCGAATTGATCTTGTTTTGCAGCGACGCATCATCATCACGGATAGCTTGCCGCTGTTTTTCCAGTTCGTCAATAGAAACGCCGGGAAGCCGCTTGGCAATGGCATCATCCAGAGGTGCAAATGCCTCTGCACGCTTTCGCCGCCTGATGTCGTGCGCGATGTCTTTTGAACGCGCCAGATCAATCTTGATCATTGTTTCACCTCAAAGCTTGTGGTGCTGCCGCCGACGCCATCGGTCAGGTCTTCTGCCTTGACAGTCCAAGCGGCCCGGAATGTGCGGTCAGTCGGGATGACAGACGCATCCACAATCTTGAACGGCTTCCCTTCCGGCACATCCTTTTCAGCAATGGCCTGAATGCCGTACTTTTCCACCGCTTCCGGGGCAGGGATGATGACAGCAACGCCGCCGTCATCAGTCTGGTAAATGATTCGAGAGTTCATTGGTTTTTACCTGAAAATTGCGACGTTGGCATAGGCATTATCTACAGGCAATCCCGTGTTAATATGAAAAACAAGTCTTGCGGCTGTTGTTGTTGGCGGAACGTTTGAGAAAACACCCACGGACGCCCCCACTTCTTGTCCCGTTTGATATGTTCCTGTTGCGATAACGCTGTAATTCTCATCCGGCATAGCAGTCGTAAAGTTTACGGTATAATTCCCGGTGCTATTATCCGTGATGCTTGTCACGTTACCACTGGCACGAATTGCAACAGTTCCAGTGCCGTTGAAATTAACCCATGCCCGCGCTGCATACAATGGCGCTGATCCGCTTGGCGTGGCCTGCACTGCCGAACCAATGCGGAAATTCCCGGTGATATGGAGTTGTTCACTTGGCGTTGTGCCGATGCCGACATTGCCGCCAGATGTCACCCGGAGCCGCTCAACGCCGCTTGTTTCCACCGTCACCGTGTCCACAGCCGGAAACCTGATAGACGTATCGGTATCGCCGGAATGAATGATTTTATCGGTGATAGTCACATCACCGTTTACGTCCAGCGTTGTGGCCGGGGTTGTCGTACCAATGCCGAACTTGCCATCCCATTGTAGTTGCGCCCGGATAGCGCCACCAACGGAAAACAGGATGCTGTTATTGCCGCCGATGGAATCGGCCATCAATGAAAGGCTGGTGCTGCTATAAAGTTGCCCTACTGATCCAGTGATACCATTGTAAGAATAACTTCCACTTGTCCGCACGAAATTAATGCCGCGAGTGGTATCTGTAATCTCTTTGAATGTGAAGCCATTTTCGGCTCCAGCGGGAATCGCATCGACAATATCAAAACTGTATGTTGGTGTGGCGACATTGACGCCAACGCCAGTGGTTGTAAATCTCAGCCGCTCTACGCCCGCAGCCGTCACCCCGATAGTGTTCGCCGCCGGGAAATAAAATCCCGTATCAAGGTCGCCATCATTGGTAATGGATGGAGACGCTGCCGTGCCATCATTGAAAGCAACGGTGCTGACTGAATCCTTGACAAAATCCTTCAGCTTTTCAACCGTCACGGACTTGTCGTCAGTGCCCTGCCGGGAAAGCAACAGGTCTGTGTCGTTTACCGTCACCACAGACGACAGATCGGACAGTGAAACCTTTGACGCCGCCAGTTTTGAAATGATCGTTGGCTCGCTCGTTGCCAGCGACAGCAAAGCCGCCAACTGATCCAGCAATTGGCGCGTTTGGGCTTCTTCGGTCGGGGTCAATGACATTATAAGTCTCCGGTCTGTCGGGAATAACCGACGGTCACGACATCAGAACCGCCGAGAATAGGTTGATTGCCTGAAACTGTTGCGACGCCAAGGGTGAGACTGGCGCTTTGTACGACTTTTAGAGTATGCACCTGATCAAGCGAGCCTTTCCACCCAATGGCAATAAGATACTTGTTGGGATCGTCGCGGTCAAATGCCTCAAGACGGATCATACTGTTGGCGGTTTTGAAAAGACCGATTCCGGTTTGATCCGAAACAACGTCACGATTGATGGCTCGGAACAGCTTCTGAAAAAGCCAGTTCAACCATTGGGCGGGGAGGGGCTGGCCGCGATTGGCCGCAGTTGCCGGAATAAAGCCGCTTTGCAGCGTGGCTTCTGGCGGGGTGTTTACATTCTGCTGGCCGTCAGGATAAGCGACCAGCGTCTCGGCAAAAGTGTAGCTCATTGATAGACGCCCGTCAGATAATCGTGGCCCAGCAATGCCTGATGATTCTGGCTATGCACCACAAGAATAGCGCCATTTGACAATTCTAGCAACTGTCCAGTTCCTACTGAAAAATCAGCAGGAACAATTCCACCAAGGGATGATTCACCTGTTGTAACAGTGCTGCCAAGGTTGACAATGATATCAGAGCCATTGGCTGTCAGATAACTTTCCCCATCATTCACAAACAATTCCGCAGGTGGCGCGCCGCGCTCGCACCGCAGAGGGCTTGTAGCGAATGACAAACACACTGGCACTGTTGAAATTGCGGCAGGCGCAAGCGTTTGAATTTCCTCTTGCGTATCCTGCGGCACAAAAAACCCGTCCGTCCACACAATCGCCGTTGCCGGGTACGCTTCCAAATATTGTGAATCTGTCGGATCGGTAAGCGCCCGCAAGCCCTGAATCAGATCGGCAGGCGTACCCTTGGACGTGTTGGCAAAAACCCTGAACTTGATTGCCCGACGGTAATCATCATCATTGCGCCCTCCTCGCTGTTCCCCGACGATATAACCGCATCCGTCAAGCTGAATGCCTTCCGCCGTGTCAATCCAGCGGTCAGCAATCAATGCGTCTATATCGCCTTCCAAAGCCTCCAAAGGAACAACGATGCCTTCAAGCATCGCCCGCAGCTTGGTGGATGCCTCAAACTGCCCTGTGAGCCGGGAAAGCGCGATAGCGGTATAATCCAGCATCAGACCCCCACCACTGTAATCCGAGTTTCATCAAAGATTGCCACTTCTGCCCGCGCAACGCTGATGTTGTTGGTGGAGTATGACGGCGTTCCC